CTCTTTCAAACTCCTCATCGTATATAGCTTTTAACATTTGAATGCGATCAGGAGCTTTTTTAATAGCCAAATAATACGATAAACCAGCAGCTAGGCATGGATAAAATCGAAAAGGCATTTTCAATGTGTTATCGTAATCATCCGCGTCATCCATGCGAGTCAAACAATCATACACGATAATATCTGTAGCGTTTTCTGGAGCAGGCCATATTTTAATTTCAGGGGTTATTTGACGATTCACAAAAAGCTGTGTTGGCCTTCCTTCTGTTGTTTTAGTAGGAATAGCTAAATACTGATCACGGCTTATCCTAGACATTGAAAAATCAGTGCCTTCTCTACGAACCGCAAAAGACAAAACATCAATAACGTCCGCACCAATAGAATAGCTTGATGTGGATTTAGTTAAAGCCTGTGTGCGTTGCTCAATAGTCCACTGGTTTAAGCCTCTATTAGCCCAATCAGCCAGCATTAAATTTAAAGACCTTCTAGCTGTTTTTAAATCGTAGCCAGTGCGAAGCTCTAAACCACAACGCTCAAAAGCTTCCTCAATGTAATCACTTACATCTAGCTCAAAATCAGTTGACCCAGAAACAGCCATTACTTAACTAACCCCATAGCCATAAGTTTACGAGGAGAAACTTGTTTAGCAGCACCGCCACCTCTCATCTTTTTGGGAGCAACCCCACCACCGCCACGCATACGCCTAGCTTGTTTAGCAGCGCCACCACCCATCATCTTTTTAGGTGCAGTCGCACCGCCACCACGCATACGTTTACCTTGTTTTTTGGCACCTACCATTCTCGTGTCTCCTGTATCTGCGGTTTAAGATCAAATTAACGTAATCTTCTGTGTCATAATTTTGGTAGTATCCCATTTTTTCCAGCTTTTGACTAGCCTCATCTAATTCTGACAATCTTTGTATGAATACCATCGTAAAATTTGTTTGAAAAGCAAGCAGCCAAAGATCAATTTTATTGTAGGCAAACCACTCATTCATTGCCACACAAGCCGCTTCAACTTCTTCGTATGTTTGTGATGGTTCCTCTTCTAAACAGATTACAATTGAATGCTTATCGTTAAATTTATTACACTGTGCCGCTATAGTTTCCCATAAATCCTGCCTGCTAACACACTCAACTATTCTTAACTTGTCTTCTTTAAAAGCTTTTTTTGCATAAGGACAAGGCGCAAACCCCAGATCTGGGTCAATCACACTTAAATCATTCATAACCCAATCTTCAATTAGCTTTAAGATTTCTTTCTTCTCTTTAATGACTTCACCCTTCTTGGCTTACCTGATGGTTGCCCAAGCCTCTTCTTTTGCGAAACCCTACTACGTTTTTCCGCTGCTGTCATTTCTTTGGTTGTTTTGGGGGTTTTAGAAGAGACACGCTTGGAGGGGCGACAATATGGAGTTTTCCGTTTATCACCTTTGCTACGCCCACACGCTTTCCCCGTGGAAACATCCTTCCAGTCCTCTTTGAACCATCTTTTGAGAGCCAGCCCACTTTTGGTTTTCCTTACCGCCATGCTAAAACCCTATCACCACTCTAAAAGCTTATCACTACTATTCGGATCATATTCACACATATAAGATCTGGGGCAAAATTCGCTTACTATCATTGATTTCCTAGTCTTGTTTGCACCCAGATAAATACAATGCCATTCACCATTCACTTTCTTGTACTTTTCAAGCCTACACTCAACAAACTTAGTGTCTGCTCTTGCTATCATAGAAATCACTACAGCGAAAAGAACTATAACAACAACTATAACTCCACTAATCATAAAGAACTGTTTTAGGTTCTCTTCAAACTCTCTAGCTTCCTGTATTTTTTTTCGTTTCTCCGCCGCCGCAACTTCTCTAGCGGCCTGTATGCGTCTAGCCCTCTCTTCTGTGATGGATTTCCAGGTGCCGGGGCCAAAACGCAAATCAATCATTTGCGCTATTTCTCGCATTTGCTCTTGCGCTAACTTAGCGTCAATTACCTCTCTTGCAACATTTGTAACACCAAATTGATCACCTACACCAACGCCAGACTTCTTGCTTCTCTTATGCTGAACCTGTTTTTCTCCCTCAAACAGATTATCAATATATCCAGCAATATCAGAGACATCATTAGCAGTTCCAATAGCACTCTTGATGCCATCGACTGCACTTTTAAATAATGCGAATCCTGCAAGAGCAGTCGAAATTGGTTCCATTTATATCTCTACGAATATTTAGTTTCTTTTCTTTTGTTACTCATGACAATTCCACAACCTCTAGCAACATTTGGGTTACTAGAAGGCCGCTTTGCCTTTGTAACTGCCCCTCCAACTTCCATTTTTTTAGGCTTATTCCCCCAATTCTTTGCCCCAACTTTTCTGCATTTTGCAATAGCGCCTGAAGCATATGCGCTTGGAAAAACCTTATAACGAGCTTTTACTTTTTTATAACAAGCGTCTTTAGGCATCTTAGAACTCCGCTTTGATGGTGGGCTTGAAATTTGTTTTGGGATGGAACTGCGCGAGATTGTCATTATACGTCCTTCCTGTAAATTCTTCCCACATAGGCTGAAGCATAGAATGGTTGGCATCTACTTTTACAGCAATAACAGCAATAGTTTTATCAACATGTATCAAAGTGGTTGCAATCCAGCCTAAAGCACTAACGCAGATACCTACAAAAGCGACAAACAAAGTCCCACCCACAACTTGCTTACTTAACATTTCCATCTCCGCCTAGCTGCACAAATACGTTTTTTCGGCGTTTTCTTGCAACTGATATTGTGCATTTTCATTTGCCCTTTTGAGCGACTGCAATAAGAAGAACGGCGCTTTGCAGATTTGCTCCCCTTCTTAACATCGCCCGTAACGGCTGTTTTTAACTTACTTCCGGGGTTTTTACGCCTGTAAGCCGCAACACCAGCCTTAGTCATTCCCGCCCCAGACTTTGTGGGGCGGAAATTCTTTTTATTTCTTGCAGGCATTTTGTCTTCTTTACGCGCCATGTTGCACCTTTAAGACAAAAAGAGCGTCAGTTGATTACTACTTCCTGTAAACGCACTAACATACGCACCACTTGTGGCAAGTATCCCATCATCTGGAATGTTTATTTGATGATAACCTGATGGAAATGTTTGCGTAATTAATGTGTCACCAGATGCACTACCGTCTTTTATTGTAAACGCTCCTGCCGCAGCAGCATAAATTACAACTTGACGAATGCGTGAACGTGCAGGGCCAACAACAGCCGCAGCACTTCCTTGTGCATGATTAAAGGCTTGTACTGGACCAGCCATATTAGCCTCCTACTACGCTAAGTTATTGTTTTGCTGATACAGAATTGTAAAGCGAACAAGACCTGCGTTTGTTGCGGCAGAAGCTGTTACAGTCAAACGAATGTCTGCTGTACCAGTGTCCTGCCAAGCCAAAGCAGCGCCAGCTTGTGTTGTTGGGTAGACTCGACCAGCGTCTGTTCCAGATGCAAAGGTGTTCAAAATTGTGGCTGCGCCGCCTGCTGTGTCACCGATACTAAGGTTAGTAGAAGCATTAGCGGCTGTAATGATGTCAATCACACAGTCAATAATCTGAGAGTTTGCAGGGATAACAACATCAGTGACCTGAGCAGCTAAAGCGCCGCCTGATAAGTCTGCTGAAAAAGTTTGAGCCATAACAACTTGACCAACATTTGCAATGTCAGTTCCAACTGTTGTGCCTGTTGTATTCTTGATGGTTCCGGCCTTAATAGGACCAGAAAAAGTAGTAGTAGCCATTATGATCTCCTGTCGTGGCTAGTGTCAGTCCCACACTGAGACTGTCAGGGTAAATATACTATACAACAAAAAAAGGCGGCTGTTAAGCCGCCCTTTCCGTATAATTGTTCGCTTATGCGCCCGGTGAACCGAACACTGCGCGAGGGTCACTAAAGCCGAAGCTGTAACGCTCACGAGCTTTAAACCGCATGTTACCTGAATCAAAGTCAGCTTCCATGTTGGTTGAAAGCGGAGTCCGCTCAAAGTGCTTAAAGCCATTCGGAGCATCAGTCTTAATGAAGAACGCATCTGGATCTGTCAGGAAGTGGTTAATTGTGTAACCCTCCGGCAACATACCCATGTTCTTCATTGCGTTTACATCGTTGTCGGCTGTACCAACGCGGAGTGTAGACTCAAGAAGACGGTCAGCAACAAACTGAAGCTGTGGTGGAACAAACAATTTCATGCCACGAAGAGCAATGATCATGTTCCGCTCATCAACGAATGTTGAGATGTCAATTAAGGCATTCTCAAGTGAAGTTTCGTTGAGGTCAGCAGCAGTTGATGGCTCGTTGCGGAAAGTTCCGCCACCTGCAAGTGGGTGAACAGCAGAACAAAGCTCAACGCCATCACCGCCAGTAAAGTTGGCGTTAAATGCGTTGTTCAGTGTTGCAGCAGCTTTAACCTGCTTTGTGTGAGCCATTGAACGTGCGAGTGCGCGAGTGTAACGTGCGCCCAGACGATCATACAGGTTGTCTTCCATTGCTTCCTCAGTCAACGCAAACGCAAGAGCGATTGTCTCATGCGAATAACGTGCTGTGTAAGCTTCTGAGGCGTTGTCGAAATTGACTCCAGCGCCTTCAGCTTTGGTTTGTGCATTTCCAAAACCAACGAGCATGACCTCTTCTTCAAATGCACGATCTGAAGATTCGGTGTCGTAGATTTCAGCATGCTCGGCTTCGTAACGATCATATTCCATTCCGAATAGAGCGTTAAGGCCGGGTTCTAGCTCTTTCGCTAGTTGAGCGCGAGAAATAGCCATCAGTCAGCCTCCTTATGCCAAGCCAGTAGTGCCAGCACTAAACAAATGGTTGTTGATAACAACAATTACATTTGTATTAGCAGAGCCAACATCACTGTTCTCTGGGTCAGTGGAAATGTCGATAGCCTTGAGAGGCAAGCCAGCGGTAGTCGCGCCAGTTGTCACATCAATCTCTGTGCGAGATGTGCCAGAAGCAGTGCTTCCAGCAGTAGCATCAACAATATCGAAATTACCAAACAGATCCGCTACAGGGAATGCGGCATCAGCTTGAATTTCGTAGACAGCATGAGGTGCGTCAATAACGGAAGCTTCAATGTCAGCAGCATTTGTAGAGGCTGGGTAAAAATTGGAAAAAGTTTCTTTTCCAGTAGTTGGATCAGTGTAGCGGCATCCGTTGAAAACACCCAAAACAAGATCCGTATTGCCAGCCGCGATACGCTCAATACCACCACCAGTGACAGCTTTCACGATGTCACCTTGGAAGATTGAAGTACCATAGTTAGCCGCAATGCGGTATTTGTTCTGCATGCCAATCAGATCGGAGCCATTACCTGAACGCGAAAGGCGTAGGCCAAAAGCGGCATCTTGATTAGCCATCTTTTTATCTCCTAATTGTCAGCTACCCCTTTGGGTCCACCAAAGGACACAGAGGAGCTACGTTGTGGTTTTAGCTTTGGCATCGCAGCATTGGACTCTCTCATCCAATCACGATCCACAGCCTCCATTTGGTTTTGCGTTGTATTCTGATAGTGAGAATTACGCTGATCCGCGATTTCTTCTGGTATTCTGGCTAGAACCAGACCACCAACGCCAATCACGCCTGCATTCTTTCCCTCATCAATGACGGGGGCATCAAACTCAGGGTGGTCTTCTGCTTTTACAAGCTCCCATCCTTCACGGCGGCGTTTGTGAACATTGTTACGATCATCGTATTCCATAACAGATTCACGAATCCACCTATGCTTGTAACCAATAGGTGCTTCTGGAGCTTCAAGGGCTGAAGGCGGTTTCCAATCGGCAACTCTCGCTTGTTGTTCACGGGTTTGCGACTCCCGGTTTGTGCGATCAGACATTACGCTTGCTTCCTTTCCAGTTTAGCAACCTCTTTGGCATAAACTGCCAGAGGTACATTCAACCTTTTGGCTACATTAACTTGAGCCGGGGTTAATTCCACCGTTTTTTTCCGCCCACTTTTGGTAGCTGACCGTCCACTGGACGCAGGAGTAACTGCTTGGGCGTTCTGCCGTTGCTCCTGAA